AAAACTTTTGTATATCTTTTGAGCCTTTACCGGTTACTTTAAAAGGTATAGAGTATTTTTTACAGAAGCTATAAACGTCTTTTAAAGATTCTAAAAAAAACGGATAATAATCTATAGCACAGACGCGATTATTTGGAAATTCTTTATACATTATTCTTGTTTAATATAGCATTAATTTGTTCTAATGTTATACCATCAGTTAATGCATTATCAACTGTATTACAAAAATCTTCGTATATTTCCTCTATTTTACTTTCTAGTGCCAATATTCTTATATGGTTTTCTCTATTGTAATTGAGCTTAGATGCTTGTTCAAGAATAATAGAATTATTAATCAGATCTAACTTCGAACCTAAATATTTTTTAATCTTTAAAATCGTTTGTACCCCGGGAGTAAAAGCGGCCTTTTCTTGTTCAGTAACTGGCTCTTTTATTTTAATACCATCCTGATTAATAATCTTTAATTTAAAGGCATCGAAATCAGATATAGGTTTATTAAGTTCTTTTAACAAAAACACATTGTTTAAAGCTTCTCTTATCATTGGGTTATAATCGACACCATGTACGTGAGTGTTACCGTTAGGGTTTAATTTACACCCGTAACCAAAACTCATTGATCCGCACCACGAACACTTCTTAGAATCCTCTGGATGAAAATGATGACCCTTTGGACCGTATCTACAACCGCGACCATATGACGTCGATCCACAAAATACACATCTACTTACCTTTTTCATTTTATTTACTTATTTAAATTTTTAGGAGGAGTACCTATTCTTACATTTATTATACCGTTATAGTAATCTTCTCTTAATAATACGTTTCGGCTTATTTGTTCTTTTATTTCTTCATAACCAAGCTCCCATTTCGAGCCACAAATTTTTAATATTCTGAATTCAAAATTTTCCTTACCGTATTTCTGTATATCTTCATTGAGATCTTTAGAGGAAGATGTATAGGTCTTCCAGTCCGATTCTTTTTGATCGATTCTATTACGTGTTTTACCTTTGAGTGGCTTTCGTTTTATTTTGCGCACACACTGTTTTTTACCGATGTATTTTTTGCCGTTAACTTGATTAGTTATTTCGTAAATAAAACCAAACATATTTTCTGACAAATAAACATTGTCATTTACGAGCCAGTGGCCGGTGTCCATTATTTCTTTTTGCGCTTACGCTTACGTTTACGCTTCTTTCTCTTTTTAATTAATCCTCTTCTAGTCATTACACCACCGTAAACTGAATAAGGTATTCTTGTGTCCCCTGGTGCATAAAAATCACCAGAAAATTGCGATGTACCTGCAGCTGGAGCTCCAAGAGCCGCTCCTGATACATTATCTTCATTTAAAACATCTCGTATTATTTTTTCTAAATTAATCATTTCTTTACTTTAATACATTTATTTACTCTAGTACCATCTTTAAGCTTGGTACCTGCCTTACGATAGCCTTTCCAACATTTAGGATCCAATCTACGCTTTTCTTTTTTTTCAGTTAAAAATTGCTTGAAGGACTGCATATGTATTTATTATTTAAGTTGTTTCTTCTATAAAAGAGTCTATTATATATAGTACTAATTATGGAAGATCAGGAACAAACAGTTATTTCGTTAATTGAAAAATATAACGACGAGATTAAAAAATATGTTACAGTAGATGAATTTAACATGAAGCAAGTTCAAATGGATCTACCTGCCACTCGTCACTACTGGGTAGGTCGTCTTATGTTTCATAAACAAGAAATTTTAAAGCTTAAAAAACTTAGAAAAGAAGCACAGAAAAAAATAGCTGATAAACTTGAGCACGAATCCCCTGTAGGTCTTAACCCTAAAACTTTAGAACAAGCACAACAAAATCACCCACTTATCGGTAAGATTGACGGTCAAATTGCCGAGCATGATCTTATCGTAGAGTATTTGGGTAAAATTGAAGCTAACTTCAGGTCTATTTCGTTTGACATTAAAAATCTTATCGAGATTGTCAAACTTGAAACTACATAATGGTAAATGTAACTTTTGATTATGATACATCTCGCAAAAAAGGTATAATAGTTTCAGACTATCTTCCCAATATTCGAGAACATTTTTCGGTTGAAGACAAGCAACAAGTTTTCAAGCGTCGTTATGCTATTGGATACCGGCCGCAGACAAGACAATATGCTATAACACCGCAAGGTAGATTTGAGCCAAGATTATTATTTTCTGTTTTAGAGTTTTTACGCAGCCAAGATATACAGTTTAATGTTGAGCTGACAGATAAGTTTAAAGACATAATAACAATACCAGTTCTTAAAGAAGAACTTGTAAAACTAAATCTTGACCCAAGAGATTATCAAAAAGAGTCAGTTCTAGCAGCTATTAAAAATAAATCCGGGGTCATTGTATTACCGACATCAGCTGGAAAGACATTAGTAATAGCTTTATTAGTTAAATCTATTCAAGCACAGTATGATTGTAAAACCTTAATACTTGTACCTGATATTCAACTCGTAGCACAAACTTATGCTGACTTTCTCGAGTACGGAATACCTGAAGACGAAATTACTAAGTGGACTGGTTCAATAGAGCCAAATAAGAATGCTAAGATAGTAATTTCAAATGCACAAATTTTACTTTCTGAAAAACAAGACCTTTCTTTACTCAAAGATATAAAGTTACTAGTTATTGATGAAGTACACAAAATTCGCTATGGAAACAAAATTAATAAAGTGGTGGAGCAAATTCCTGCATTATTTCGCTACGGACTTACAGGAACTTTGCCAGATAATAAAATCGACCAATGGAACATTTTTGGAAAAATAGGAAAAGTTATTTACTTTAAACAGTCTGCAGATCTTCGAGAACAAAAATATATATCTCAAGTTCACGTAGCATCTTTAAAATTAAACTACAATAATACCCCGCAATTTACTGTTCCTTCTATGTATAATCCTACTGCAGGATATGAAGAAGAGATAACTTGGTTGCAAACAAATAAATTTAGAAACGAAATTATAACTAAACTTGTTAATAAAGCAGATAAAAATACTCTAATTATGGTTGATCGTATTGCTCACGGAGAAGAGCTATTAAAAGTACTTCAAGAAAACACAGATAAATCAGTTCATTTTGTTCATGGAGCGGTAGAAATTGAAGAAAGGGAAATGATTCGTAAATTAATGGAAGAACGAGATAATATAGCCTGTATTGCTATTTCGAAAATCTTTTCTACAGGTATTAACATTAAAAATCTTCATAATATTATTTTTGCTGCTATTGGTAAAGCCCGGATTAAAATTATTCAGTCTATTGGTAGAAGTTTAAGAAAACATGCTAGTAAAAAGCGAGCCACTATTTTTGATATTTGGGACAACCTTCGTTATGGTAATAAGCATGTTGTTGAACGCTTGGCTCTTTACGATAGAGAACAAATACCCTACTCAGTAACAGAACTACACGAGACTTGATTTATCATTGTTATATAATATACTTTACAACATGCGCTACAAGAAAAAAATTAAAGATGAAGATTTTGCAAATGATCCGAACGAAGAATCAGTTCCATCTTTCTGGGAATCTGAACCAAAAATAAAAAAGAAACGAGTCCGCCGAACAAAAGAAGAGTTAAAACCTAATTACGTAGACCCCATTGAGATGGAGCAACTAATAATAAAGTACTATGAAACAGGTGTGCTCAAGAATGATTTAGCCGACATGATTCAAAAAATAGCTACCCGTCTCGGATATGCACAAAACTTTATAAATTACTCTTATAAATCAGAAATGATAGGTGATGCTGTCATAAAAATGATTACAGCTTTAACAAGAAAGCGTTTTAAATGTAATTCCGGATATAATCCTTTTTCATACTTTACAAAAGTTGCATATAGAGCTTTTCAAAACCGGATTAAAAAAGAGAAAAAAGAACATGACACAATTCATCGTTATCAAAACGAAGTCTATACTTTATTAACCGAAACAGGTCAATTGCCATATCAGAAAAATACTCGATACGATACGGAATATGATGACTCATACCGATCAGAAAACGAAAAATGCTAAATTTTACAAGCAAATATGTTGCCTGTATAAGCGATATACATTTAGGCGTACATCAAAATTCCCATGTTTGGCACGATATTGCTATCAATTTTGCAAACTGGTTAGATACAACTTTAAAGCAAAAAAATATAAAAGATATTATTATTGCCGGTGATATATTTCATAATAGACATGAAATAGGTGTCGATACCATTCACACTGCTTATAAATTTTTTGATATTTTAAAAGACTATAATATTGTTGGAATTACTGGTAACCATGATTGTTATTATAAAGATAAATCTGATATAAACTCTGTTGCGATTCTCAATAAACAAAATGTTCGAATATTTGAAGATGTAGCAGTTTTTACTGAACAAAACCGGAGAATTACGTTTTGTCCTTGGGGCACCCATCTTAATAAAATACCTTTGAGCGATATTATAGTTGGTCATTTTGAAATTTTAAACTTTAAAATGAACCAGCATAAGGTTTGCGATCACGGTTTAGAAACTGAAAATCTTTTAGATAAAGCTCAACTAGTAGTATCAGGTCATTTTCATTACCGTGAACATAGAAAATATAAACATAATAAATCGATATTATATCTAGGGTCACCGTACGAGTTAGACTTTGGTGATAGAGATCAAGTAAAGGGTATTTCTATTCTTGACTTAGAGACTCTTGATATTGAATTTATTGAAAATAAAATTACCCCAAAACACAGAAAAATAAAATTATCTGAACTTTTAAATAATAAAGATCGTTTAGAAAATATTTCTAATGAAATAGAAAATAATTTTATAAGTTTATGTATTGACTGTAATGCTAAACCACAAATTATAGATCTCGTTGTATCAAAATTTGCGCAATTTAAACCTAAGCACATACGTACTGATTACAATATTTTTGAACCTA